ACCAGTTCGTCGAGCTGCACCGGGGTACCGTCCTGCCCGACCATCACCACGGCCGCGCCGGGTGGAACTGGACCGCCGGACCGCAGGAACACCGGGTCCTCCTCGACCAGGATCGGTGCGGCGCCGGCCGCGACGAGAGACACCTGCTTGTCGGCGCGCAGGTGCGCGCGGGGAGCTGGGAACGCTGGGGCGGTTGTCGACACGGCCATCACCTCGACCAGGGTCAGCCCGTACTCGCCATCGTCGCGCCAATCGCCGGACACACCCCGTTGGAGAACCGCCGCCATGTCGACGTCGGGTACGGGGACGCCGGACACCCAGATGCCGTGGTCGTCTTTGCCCGCGCGGGCGTACGCGAACGTGTCGAGCCGGTCATAGTGGCGGATCGTCTGTGCCAGGGTGAGCCGGCCGCAGGCGTGGTCGTCGGAGTTGCACACCGGTTGGTGGTCACACAGGCCGACGAACTGGCCATGGCCGACGGTGAGCCGCCCGGCCTTGATCCACCCTTCGGCGGTGTCGACGGCGTAGCGGTGGTACTCGTCGAAGCTGTCCCCGTCGGGTGGGGTGACGCACACCCGGTATTCGGTGTGGCAGACGCCCCACGCCGCGATATGGCCGACCAGCCGTCCTTCGTCGGTGACGTGGATCGGGGTGTACTGGTCGAGCTGGGGGTCTTCGAACCAGGCGGTGGGCGGACCGGCCGGGGCGGCGGCGGTGACGGCCGCGCGCCGCCGCGCGTCTCGCCGGTTACGCGCACGGTTACGGGCACGCCGCGTTTCCAGACCGATCCGTTCCTCCAGGTTCATCAGGAACCGCATGTGGACCCGCAGGGTGCTCAACTGGGTGTCCAGGTTGTCCATGGTGTTGGTGTCGCCGCGTTCCTCGGCCGCGTCGAGCCGATCGGCCAACTCGTCTTCCTCGACCCGGGCGTTGTCGATGTTCTCCCGAACCCACTTCTGGACCTCGGCCGGCTTGTCGCCAACGCGGAGCCGCTCACGGGCTATGTCATAGACGTGGCCGCTGCCCGCTGGGGGGGTCATCCGAATTTCGCGGGCAATGTCCGGGCCGAGGTTCAACCGTCGGCCGTGGTCCTTCTGGTCATGCAGACCTTGAAGGTGGAACTCCTCGGTGTCGGCGCAGCCACAGGGCAGGTCGTCGGCAGCGAAGTCGGCGTCGAGCACGGCGAGTAGGGCCGCTTCGTCGGGTTCCTCGAAGGACTCGAAGGTGACCTCGGCGAACGCGGGGATCGACACCAGCGTGGCGCCGGACACCCGCCCCTGGGTGATGACGAACTGAGACGGTCGGCAGCCGTCGTTTTCTGTGCAGTGGCTGTTCGGGTCGAACTTTTCCCCCGACTCCGGTTCGCGGATCTCGTAGGTGATGTCGTCGAGGTCGACGCTGGGCTTGAGGACCCCGGCGTCGACCAGCTCCCGGGCGCGTAGGGCCTCAGGCACGGATAGCCAGTCGCCGGCTGCGTTGACCTCGTCGTCGGTGATGTCGATGTCGGTGATCCGGCCGACGATGACGGACGCGTTGTGCCCTTCGCCGGACTCCAGTTGGAACATCAGCGGCAGCGGCAGGTCCCGGTGGGTGATCGCCCCGGCCTCGAAGATCCGCTTGTCGCCGGTCGGCTTGCCGATCGGCGCGAGCATCGACCGCCAGCGTTGGGCCATCGGGACCAGGGCCTGCTCATCGGGGTCAGCGTCGTCCACAGTCAACGCGTATTCGTCGTCGTCTTCGTCGGGTACACAGATCCCGTCGACCTTCTTCTGCCCGTCTGGGCACTTCTTCGTGGCCAGCTCCTCGGTGTCGGCCGCGCTCTCGACGCCCTTCTCCGCAGGCCACTCGCCGGTTGCCCGCTTGTGTAGCCGGGCGCACAGCCCCTTCGGGTCGCGGGGGAAGTATTTCGCCAGGGTTCGGACACACCGGTCGAACGACCCGTCGGTGCCCCAACGGATCTTCGCCGCGCCCTCGCCGGTCACCCAGTATTCGACGAGCTGTTCAGGCATCTTCCCGGGCACCTGGAACACGGTCGGAGCGGTCATGGATCACACCTCCTGGTCGCGTGTTCTGATGATCCCACGCCGGGCACGTCTGTCCACCTCAGCAGTAGTTTCGGCGGCGGCTTTCCAGCCCCGGCCGGCCATGTCGACGTTCTCCCCAGGCTCGACGACGAGCATGGTGCAGCGGCATTGGATCCGTTCCGACGCCGGCAGCGCCGGGTCTCCGGGGAACAGGCCGGAGGACCCGCCGACGGTGAACGCGCCGAGCAGCGGCGCGCGTTGCCCGTCGGCAACGAAGTGGGTGTCGCGGGTACGGGGGTCCATGGTGGCCAGCCACACCTTCTCCAATGGCATGCCCAGTTCCTGCTGCATGACGCCGAATGCGTCGAAGCTGCCGCCGTTGTAGGCGGACAGGGACTCGGTGCGGGCCACGACAACGGCGCGGTTGCGCCACCGTTCCGCGTTGGCGTTCAGGAGTGTCTGGTCGATGCGGTCGGCCAGCTCGGGGATGCCTTCCCCGTCGTGGATGCCCTGGTCCAGCTCGACGCGGATCAGGTCGAACACCTCATCGGGGAGGCGGACCATCCGGTTGCGGACCAGCTCCAGGTGTTGGGCTACGTAGGGTCGGGCGGAGAAGTCGAAGTCGCCCAGTACCCGCTGGTACGCCTGGCGTAGGACCCAGGTCACGCCGCCGGTCAGGAAGTCGGTGACCCACCGGTTGAAGCGTAGTAGGGCGGAGAACACCCCGAATGGGTCGACGATCCGCATGGCGACCTTCAGCACGTCGCCCCGGATCGCGCCGAAGAACAGGTCGACCATCCGCAGGTAGTCCTCGAAGATCTTTTTTTCGCCCTGGATGAGGAACCCGAGGGAGGCCATCCGGTCGGGCAGCCAGCGGTCCTCGCCCAGCTCCTGGAACTCGGCGGGTGAGCTGAACGGCCAGTAGTCGCCATCCGTGTTGTACCACTCGACCGTGCCGCGCTTGGGGCCTCGTGTCCAGTGAGACCAGTGGTTCGGGTCGGTCACCGCAGCCCCCTTGTATAGACGGGCAATACGTGGGACGATGGGGGCATGACTACACCCGCACTGCCTGACGGGGTCGAGGCCGTGGCGATCGAAGGACTCATCGACGCAGACGGCGAGCTGACCCCCGACCCGGCCAAAGCCGTCTTCGGTGAACTGCTGGAACTCGGCCCAAACGGCGAAGTGACCTTCGTCAAGTTCGGCGACCCACCCGCCGCGCCGCAGGAGTGACTAGGCGGACACACGCTGAGCTTCTGTCTCTGCCCGCTGCTGCACGGCCAGCTCGGGGAAGTGCCTGTCCAGGATCGCGGCCCGGTGCGGGAACAGGTCACGGAAGTAGATCGGCACCCGGCGCTCGCTGCCGATGCCCACGGTTCCTCGGCCTATCGCGCCGGCCCGGTACAGCGCGAGGCTCTCCGCGAAGTCTTCCTGGAGTGACGACTGCCCGTAGGTGGTGACCCCGGTCGGTACCTCCGCGTTGGAGTTGGCGTTGCTCGGCATGTGGGTGATCTTGAACCTGGAACGGGTGTAGTCCGTGAACAGCTCAACTACCCGCCCAGGTGACGTCAGGTTGTATTCCGCGTCCCGGTCGATCGCGGTGGCCGACCAGTCCGGGTGGTTGGAAATTCGCGGGAAGATGTACCGGCCGTCCTGCCCGTAGTCGAAGTTGTGGCCGTACTCGTGGACGATCGCCCACGCTTCGGAGCTGGTGTTGCTGGGGTCGGTGCTGACACGCCGCTGCGGGCCACGTCCCCAGAAGGTGACTCCGCCGCCGCCCGCGCTCGCGTCTGCCCGGTGCCCTGGCCGGTTGAACCGCTGCTGCCAGTAGGCGTCGCCGGGGTTGGCGCGGCGGGCCCAGGTGTACCCCTGCTGGTAGGTGGTGGCATCGGCGGGCAGTTGCTCACGGTGGATCTGGGCCATCGACTGGGCGATCTCCCGCGCGACGGTCTTGGACACTGGCCCTTCGACGAGATAGCCGACGCCGTCGACCCGGTAGGCATATCCAGACCGGACCTGGTAAGTCGGGTGACCGGCGGTCAGGTTCTCCACCGGGATAGGCGCGTCCCACCCGGTGTCTTCCTGAAGCATCTTGTGCCAGTCTTTGCCATATCGGCCACCGACCAGTTTGCGGGGATTCCCGCCGAAGAACGCCGCCCGTTCCCGCTCGATGATCTCATCGAGCGCGTCCCTGGCCGACTGTACGGCCTGAGCATGCTCCCCGGAGGTCATGCTCAGTTGCGCCGGGCTTGCCTGACTCAGCCGCTGCACGACCCGGCTATGTTCCTCGCGTAGTTGAGCTTCCCGCGTAGCCCATTCACGCTGCTGGGCGTCTTCCTCCGGCGGGCGGGGTCGGCTACGGACTTCGTCGACCTTCGCCTCGATCTCGCGGGTGCCGGTGGCAGCCCGCCGCGCGCCTTCGGCTTCGAACTGGTCGCGCTCCTCCTGATTGGCCCGGTTCAGCCGCTCAGCCTCCCCGGTCCACTCGCCCATCATCCGGCGGCCCTGCCGCTGCGGGGCGCCCGCCTCCCGGTCCGGGTCGACGTGTGGCCGACCGCGCCGCTGCCGGGCACGGGTCTGCTTCTCCTCTTCCGTGAAAGGGCCCACACCTGAGATGGAGGAACGCCGCGCCGACCCACGCCGGTGGCCGTGGGTTTTCTGGTCGTGCCGGCCGGGGAGGTGGAAGGTTTCCGTTTCCGCCGCCGCAACCACGTTGTCCGGGCCCAGCAGCTCATCGGCGATGTCCAGCCACTCTTCGGCGATGTCGGGTTCTGCCGAGATGAGGTGGTGGTGTTCGGCGTAGTCGGTCTCTCCCTGCGTGTTCGGGTGGGCGTCTTGCGGGTACGCCGGCACCCGCTGGGCCACCTCGTTGGCGTAGTCCAGCGACGCGGCGGCTACGTCGTCGAGGAACCGTTCCCGCGCGTCCCACCCGTCGATACCCGCTGCCGCGACAACCGCCCGGACGCTTTCCGTGATCGGCTTGCGGCCCATCCAGTCGGAGCCGAGCATCAGCTTCTTACCGGGCCACATCATCACCTGGCGGGAGGTGTCCGGCACGGTCTGGGGCGCAGCGCGGTCCTTGCCGATCATGGCGAACTCGTACGGCGTCGGGTGGGTACCCGCGTCGAAGTTCCTCTGGGTTGCCCGGCGCAGCAACCGGTTGATCTCGGCCCGAAGGGGGTCGTCCGGGTCCAACCGTCGGGCGTGTCGCCGGAACCTGGCGGCGACGGAGGACAGGTCTTCCCGGCGTTGGAAGTCGTAGCCCTGGCTGGCCCAGGTGTAACCGCCCACATCCAGGTCAGCGTGGATGTTGATCCAGGACACCCCAGCATCGCGGTAGACCTCTTCCGCGTTGGCGTTGTACCGCTGGGAGAACCCACCGGCCTGCACGTCGGAATCCAAGGACAGGAACGCGTGATAGGCGGTCAGCCGGCCGTCGGGGTCCAACGTCCAGGTCCGCACGGAGGTACCGACCTGCCGACCGTCACGGTCCATGATCCACACACGGAGCTTCGAGCCCCGGGCGGTGAGGGAGAACTCCCGGATGTCGGTCCGCAGACCGCTTTCCCGGTCGTTGATGTAGTAGGCCGCCTGCATGGCTTCCCGGACACGTCGTTGCGCTTCGGTGAGCCGGGCCGGATCTTGCAGCGCGTCGGCGAGGTCTTTCTTGGGGTCCAGGCCCTCCTTCAGCTTGCGTCCCCCGCCCACCCGACGCTCGTATTCCGCGTCGCCGAGCATGATCCGGCCGGCCTGTTCACGGCTGACGCGACGTTCCGCTTCCGCGTCACTTCCGGTTTCGGGTGCCCGCCGCCGCCCGCGTTGCGGGGGTGGTTCCTCGACGATCTGACGAGGCGGGTCAGGGTCGCCGGGCCGCCACCATCCGACCTGCTCCGCGTCGCGGTCGTTGCCGGTTTCCGGTGCCCGCCGCCGACCCCGCGCCGCCTCGTCAACGGGGCCGAGGTCCCGCCGCTCACCCGGTGGGGTGCCGAGTTGACGCCGCCAGCCTCGACACGGCCCGGGGTGCAGCGGGTTACGACAGAACTGGGCGCAGTCGCCGTGTCCGATGAGGTCGAGGGATTGGGTCAGGTACAACCCGAACCGGTCGTAGTCGTGTCCTTCCCCGTGGCTGATCAACGAAACGGTGTAGGTGCGCAGCATGTCGACGACGATTGACGGGTCCATGCCGATGCGGAACGCGAGCGCGCTTGCCGGTTCCCACGCCTCGGCGACGAGGCGTGCCGCGTCGCCGGGGGTGACCTCGATGTGTTGGTGTAGCTCCCACGCGGGGACGTGCGCGAACTGGCCTCGGCGGGGGGCGGTGAGTAGCCGGTTGCCGGCCTTTTCCAACGCGCGGCGGACGATGAGGTCGGCGCCGACGAGGAGGGCGGCTTCCTGCGCGGGGGTTTCCGAGTCGCGGGGCTGCTGGGGCAGGGCACGCGGCTGGGGGGCTTGACCGTTGCCGGGTTGCGGCAACGCGCCGGCCGCCGCTTCGGCGGGGTCTTCGATGTCCCAGGACACACCGAGTGCCTTTTGAATGTCCTTGTTAGTGATCAAGTCCGGCTTGGCCAGGACGATCTGGAGGGCGAGCCTGCGTTCCTGCTCGGCGTCGTCGGGGGCGTCGTCTTCGCTCCAGTTGCCGGCCGCGCGGATCGCCGCGTCGGAGATCCGGTCGGCGACGGCGAGGGCGTCGGCCTGCCGGTCGGGGCGGATGACCAGTTCGCTGGTGTCGAACCCGAAGGTGTATTCGTCGGGGTCGGCCTTGAGGATGGTCAGCGCGGCGCGGCCGTATCCGCTGTAGAGGGCGTCGGTGATCCGGCCACCCAACGGCTTGATCTGGATCTTGATGGTGGACTCTTCGATCTGCCACGCGCCCCAGTGGTTTGTCGACCCCTGGCCGAGGAGGATCTCCGCAGGCTGATCCAGTGCGAGCGCGAGCGCGCGGATGGCCTCCTGCCGCAACGCCAGGGTTTCCCCTTGGAACGGTGTCTCGAAAGTCTGCCATTTGATCTTGTCGATGTACTCGCCAGCGATCTGCACGATGATCGGGACCAGGGCCGACGCGTTGGACTGGTCGAGGATCGCCTGGGCCATCGCCCGTTCGATGACCTTCATCAGCCCGGCCGCGCCGCCGGTCGCGTCGTCGTCGCCGCTGGGGAACTCCAGCTCGTCGGGCAGGAACAGCAGACCCGCGCCGGCCAGCCGAGAGTCGATCTGCGCGAACACCTTCTTACGGAGTTGCTCCAGCTCCCGCAGGTCGGGCAACGCGGCCCGGACAGGCGAGTTGGCCGAGTCGTACTTACGCGGGTGGGGGGTCCACACCCGCATCAGCAGGTCTCTGCCTTCGTCCAGCTCGTGTCGGCCGCCGCCGTAGACGTGGGATCGGTCGACGATGACCTTTCCGCCTTGCCGCCGGATCTCCGACGTCGACACGATGTACCAGATGTCCTTGTTGGCGGATTCGACGGACTCGGCGACGACGTACGACTCCCCCACCATGTAGAGCTGGATACCTAGGGTGCGTAGGGCCTCGGCCTGCTGGGTGGGGCCGCCGAACATGGTCCGGGCAACGATGGCCAGTCGGGGGTCGGTGACCTCCTCACCGGCTTCGCCGTTCTCGTCGAGCTTGGCCAGGTAGATACGACACTGTGACAGGGCGTTGCCCATCCAGTCGGCCGCGTACCGCAGCCCGCCGGAGATGTCGTAGTGCCGCCAGGCTTCCTCCTGCCAGCGTTGGTCACCCAGCTTCCAGTTCCGCCACGAGGTGCCGTCCAACGCGATCTGCGCGGCGGCGGCTGTCACCACCGAACGGCGGGCAGGCACAGCAACGGCGTTCCGGGGAAGACGTCGAAACGCCATGCTCACCTACCCAAGCTGGAGATCATGCCGGTGATCTGGCTGAACGCCAGGAACGCGGCCGGGATCAGCGTCCATGGCCAGTCGCCGCCCCACCACCAGGCCGCCGCGAACGGGACCGCGATCCAGATGCTCATACACCACTGGCAGAGCAGGAAGTAGGCGCGCATGTCCTGGCAGTCGTCGTCGGGGGCGCCTCGGCAGAACCGGCGGATCAGCCGCACCCGGACGGCTTCGGTGATCCGGTCGGTGACCAGTAGGCTCGTGACCCTCGCGCACGCGAGCGCGTACACGGCGAACGTGAACGCGGTCGGCATGGATGAAGCGTAGGGGATCTTCCGCTGAAAGCGGAGCGTTACGCCGCGTGGACACCCGCAACGGGCATCCGGCCGGCCGCGTCGACCCCTGCCCCGCCGGGGACGGCGACTGCCGCCCGGCCGCGTTCCCGGCTGCGTAGGAACGCCTGGGCGTGGACGAGCGCGTCGATCCGGTCGGGCGAGTCGAGGTCTTCGTCTGGTACCCAGGTGCACATCTGGTCCTCCAGCTCCGGGAACCCGCCGACGTGATGGACCCGCCCCTGCTCGTAGCGCACCGCGCACGGCTCCGCCCGCAGCCGCTTGCCGTAGAGGGCGTGAACGTCCTTCATCGGCGGCGCCCCACCGGGCGGGAACACACCCTCCTTCTGCATCTCGATGTACACGTCCTTGAGGACCGACGTCAGCCACTGCTTGCCGAACGTGTCCTCATAGATCAGCCAGGTGGCGTTCAGGGCGGCGAACAGCTCCCACGCGCGCCGCGCTGCCGGTTTGCCCGCGACCCGTTTGGACAGATCGGCCAGGACGTAGTCCTCGCCGTCGACACCACGTCCGACGGCCACCAGCCCCTGCTCGTCGGCCAGCCCCGTGCCGGCCGGGTCGACCCCGACGACGATCATCTTCATCTCGGGTACAGCGGCGGGCAGCACCCGGTACTTCTCGATCAGGGCGTGGGTCCACAGCGCACCATCGACGTCTTCCAACAGTTCGCCGTGCATCTCCTGCCGGCCGATGGTGGTGCCCTCGTACTCCTTACGGAACTCGGCGATCATGTCGGGGGACAGGTTGGCGAAGTTTTCGTACGTCGACCCGGTGGTGACCGCCACCGAGGTGTCGCCGGCCCGCCACCGGCCGTACCACTCTTTGATCAGCTTGATGGGTTTCGGGGTGGTGGTGACCACGCAGCGGGGCCGGCCACCGTTGGGTAGGTCCGCGCGGAGGGACGGCATGATGCCTTCCCTCCACACGGTGTGGGTGTACCGCCACTTGCCCAGCTCGTCGAGCCACGCCCCGGACGCGTTGTAGCCCCGGCCGGTGTCCTCGTCGTCGCAGCCCTCGAAGTAGAACACCTGGCCGTGTCTGGCCAAGGTGATCATCGGCTTGGGGGCTTTGGCGTAAAAGTAGTCGACGTTACGGACGTAGCCGCGTCGGTGCAGGACGGCGAGGATTCCCGACTCGCCCTCGATGCAGAAGGTACGGGTGTCGGCGAGGGTCTGCCCGATGACCAGCCACTGGGTGGACGCACCGGAACGGGTGTACGGGAACTCCTCGGCCTGGTCGACGATCCATTCCGACCCGCCTCGGGTCTTCCCGAACCCCCGGCCGGTCATCATCATCCAGATAAACCAGTTGCCGTCGGGGGCGCGCTGCTCCGGTCGGGCGGTCCACCACCACTCGCCCCGGGCGATCTCTTCCTGGACCCAGGGTTCCTGTTCGGCCAGCCACTGTTCCCGCACGTCGGGGGGAAGTTCGGCAAGCCGTTCCAGGGGGGAAAGCGACACCGGGTTACCTCCTCGACGATCAAGGATCAGGGTAGGTCACAGCCAACCCAACCTCATGTATGCTGTGGCCAGACAACCGGAGGGGAGGGAACGTGCGGATCCGGGAACGTTCACCGGTGTGGCTCAGCATGGCGGTACTGATCGTCGCGTTGTTGGTCTATGGCCTCGCCTACTCCTGCATGTCCTCGGACTGCGAGGCACGCGGCGGGCATATGGAACCCATCGTCGGTGGCCGGGGCGGGGCGGTCTGCGACGGCGCCGACGAAGGGCCCTGAGATGCACCGGCCCACGCTCGGCCACCACCATGCGTTGTGCCGCTGGTGCCGCCGGTACGTCGGCGTGGGCCGCCGCGCGCCCGTGAAGCGACAGGTGCGGCGGCTGGAACGTCGCACCTGGAAGAAGGAGGTTCGTGATGCCGCTGCCTGACGCCCGTGGCGCCAGCCACTGGCAGATCACCCAGTGGATGGTCGCCCAGTTCGGTGACCTGGCCGACGTGTACGAGATCGACACGCGGTGGCGCCAGCTTGGGATTGGGATGCGTCAACGCCAGGCCCGGGACAACACCCCGGGCGCCCGGTGGCGTCGAGAGAAAAGGGAGAAGAGACCATGACCGACACCATCACCGAGTGGACGTCTCCCCGGCCGACGATCAACCTGGAGTTGGCCCGGGAACTGCTGGCCTCGGCCGAGGCCACGCA